ACATTAGATAGTATTTTTGCCGCAGGTGAAATGATGGCCAAGTATGCCAGCAAGAGGGCAGGCATTGGACTTGAGATTGGAAGGTTGCGTCCATTAGGAGCACCGATCCGCGGTGGAGAGATTAAGCATACTGGCATGCTCCCATTCCTAAAGAAATGGTTCTCCGATCTGCGTTCATGTAGCCAAGGCGGTATTCGTAATGCGTCATGTACTGTAACTTTTCCTATTTGGCATTATCAATTTGAAGACCTTATTGTATTGAAGAATAATCAAGGCACCGACGAGAATCGCGTTCGCCAAATGGATTATAGTGTAGTTGTCAGTTCTATGTTTTGGCGTCGCTATAAGAATGGTGAAAGTATTACATTATTTGATCCAAATGAAGTACCCGACCTTTACGAAGCCTATTACAGAGATAGTAAAGAATTTGAAACATTGTACCTAAAGTACGAGCAAGATAAAACTAAGAAAAAGAAAGTCTTATCGGCAGAGGCAATCTTTAAGAATGGCATTCTTAAAGAAAGGTCGGACACCGGTCGCATCTATCTAGTAAACATAGATAATGTTATCAACCAAGGACCTTTTGATACTAAGGTAGATCCTATATATCAAAGCAATCTATGTCAAGAGATTCTCTTGCCCACACGACCGTTCCAGCGCATCGAAGATCCAAATGGGCGAATCGCCCTTTGTACGCTAGGTTCAATTAACTGGGGCTCATTCCGTAATCCTCAAGAGATGCGTAAGGCCTGTCGCACATTGGTAAGAAGCCTAAGCAATCTATTACAATACCAAGACTTCCTTAGTATTCAAAGTAAAATGGCCAATACAGAATTTGAGCCGTTGGGTGTGGGCATTACTAACTTAGCCTATTGGCATGCTCGCAAGTCGATGAAGTATGGAGATCCAGAAGCACTTGCAGAAGTTAAGCGTTGGATGGAACATCAAGCATATTATCTTACCGAGATGAGTGTTGAATTAGCCAAGGAGCGTGGAGCCTGTACTCGCAGTGAACACACTTGGTATGGTAAGGGCGTATTTCCTTGGGAGAGGAGAAACCCGGGTGTAAATGAGTTAACTGATTTCACTCCTAGCATTGATTGGGAGCCCTTGCGTGAGAACATGAAGAAGTATGGTATCCGTAATGCTACATTAATGGCTGTGGCTCCTGTTGAGTCAAGTAGTGTAGTATTAAACAGTACAAATGGTATTGAGATGCCCATGGAGATGATTAGTGTTAAGGAATCAAAAGCAGGTAGTTTTGTGCAAGTAGTTCCTGAATATCGTAGATTAAAAAATCGCTATCAACTCATGTGGGACCAAAAAGATTGTGTCACCTATCTAAAGACTGCGGCAGTATTAGCAGCCTACGTTGATCAAAGTTTGAGCACTAACACATTTTACAATCCAGCACACTTTGAAGGTGGTAAAGTTCCGGGAACACTAGTTGCTAAGAATTTAATGTTAGCCTATAAATGGGGAATCAAATCCATCTACTACAGCCTCATTAATAAAGTTGGCGCTAAGACCTCGGTTACTGGAACAAACGAAATTTTACTGGCCATACCAGCTACAAGCATAATTACAACTGACACCTCGATTATTTACGAGGATAACGATTGTGAGGCTTGCAAACTTTGAGTTGTAAATTATGGGTAAGGCACAACACGAACATAAGTAAGGAAAAATATGTCAAAACAGCAGTATGATTTTAGTAAACCCACAAATTACCTCAAGCGTAAGATGTTTTTGGATCCAGCAGGACCAGTAACAGTACAGCGATTTGAGGAAGTAAAATATCCTAAACTACAGAAGTATGAAGAATTGGCTCGTGGATTCTTTTGGGTACCAGAAGAAATTAGTCTTACCAAAGACAAAATTGACCACAAGGAATCAAGTGATGCTGTTAAGCACATATTTACTAGCAATCTATTGCGTCAAACTGCCCTTGATAGTATCCAAGGTCGCGCACCATTTCAAGTATTTGGTCCCGTTAGTAGTATTCCGGAACTAGAGGCATTAACATTGACTTGGAGTTTCTTTGAAACTTCGATCCATAGTAAATCGTATAGCCATATTATTCGTAATGTCTATGGCGTACCTAAAGATGAGTTTAACAAAATTCATGACACGGCTGAGATTTCTAATATGGCCGCAAGCGTTGGAAAATATTATGAAGATCTACATCAACTTAACTGTCGTAAAGAATTGGGCGAAGAAATTCCTCTACACGATCACAAGCGAGCAATCTGGCTCGCCCTACACGCTAGCTATGCACTCGAAGCGTTGCGATTTATGGTATCGTTTGCCACCAGTCTAGCCATGGTCGAAAACAAGATCTACATTGGCAATGGAAATATTATTAGTTTGATCTTGCAAGACGAATTGTTACATACAGAGTGGACTGCTTGGTTAATTAATACTGTTGTTAAGGATGATACAGATTTTGCCAATTTGGTCGAAGAATGTCGCGACGAAGTATATGCTATGTATATGGAAGTTATTGCAGAAGAAAAGGGATGGGCAGATTATCTGTTTAAACTTGGTCCCGTTATTGGATTAAATGCAGAGATTTTAAAAGACTTCGTTGATCATACCGCCTTTATTAAATTAAAAGATATAGGAATCAAGTACGAAGAAGAGCATCCGAGAGCAAGTCCAATTCCCTGGTTTAACAAACATGTGAATATCAATAAGAAGCAAACTGCACTTCAAGAAAATGAAAGTACTAATTATGTTATTGGTGTAATGAGTGATGTAGTGGAATATGATGAACTTCCAGATTTATAAAAGAGGATACAAATGGCACAAATTATAGAAGAACAAGTAGTCATCACAATCAGTACACTAGTACGAGATGAAGATTCCGGTAAGACTACAACTAAAGTTGTTAGCGAACAAATAATTAAAAGCATCGAACATTCTGTACAAGTTTTAATGAGCGATGTTTATCTAGTAGAAGCAAAGGAAGGCTAAAATGAAAGCAGTTATTTGGAGTAAGTATCATTGTCCCTATTGTGATCAGGCAAAGGCCCTGTTAACACAGAAGGGGATTGAATTTGAAGAAAAGAAAATAGGCGACGGCTACACAAAAGAAGAATTGTTAGAGGCTATCCCTACAGCAAGAACTGTCCCACAGATTTTCTTAGATGAGCAACTAATTGGTGGGTTTACTGAACTACGGGCATACTTAAATGGATGATAGCAAAAATACTCTTGATTTAGAATTTCCACCAGACGACATAGTTACCTTAGACCTTTCGTCAATGTATACTACTACTGGTAACACTGTTACGTCGCCACAATACGGAAATATTACTTTTTCTAATACTACTAATCCCTACATTTATCAAACTACCGGTATACAATCGAGTTTAACAGTTAGTGGCGATGCAGAATTTGACGGCGATGTTAAGATTAAAGGTGTTAGTATTGCCAAGGCATTAGAAGATATACAAAAGCGTCTTGCCATACTTGTACCCGATCCTGAAAAGTTAGAACACTTTGAAGCATTAAAGAAAGCCTACGAGCATTATAAAGTGTTAGAGGCATTGTGCGAATTACCAAAAGAACCAAAGGAATAAAATGTTAATTAATAAAGGTTTCTCCAATGGAGATGTAGTAAGTATCAAGCTGATCAACGGTGATGAAATTATTGCTAAGTTTGAAAGAGAAGATACTGATACAATTACGATCAATCGTCCCCTGGCGCTAACTATGAACGGCCAGGGACTAGGAATGATTCCGTGGGTGTTCCTTGGAAAGGATGGAGATATTACCCTTAGAAAATCTAATACATTTTTTATTGTAGAAAGCAAGGGCGAGGCCTCAAAGCAATATTTAGAAGGTACTACCGGTATCGCATTGCGTTAAATACAGTATATAGGAGATAGAGTATGCCGTATGTACCAGGTGGCGGAGCCCAAAAAGATAGTGGATTAAATGCAGTTGGTGATGTTTACCATGCAACGAATGTCTATGCAAATAATGTACTAGTGGCATTGTGGCAGACACCCGGCGAAAGTGCGTCATTTGCAGGTGTTAGTGTGAGTGTGTCTGTTGAGCTTCCAGAAGCTGTGCAAGGTTCGATTAATACACAGACTAGTAGCTATATAGCGAATCCCGATGCATCTTACAATGCGGTCGCCGCCGAAGGTGGAGTTAAACCTAATTACCCGGGCACACCTAATGATGAGTCAACGGGTACTGGAATTATTTCTGAAACTACATCTTCTTCCGATGTTTGTTCGTTCTTAACTAAAACCCTGGACGAAGCAAGCAGGGGTATGTGGAGAGAATGCGGCCAAGGTGGCAAACCTAGCAATCCTAACATTACTGGAATTTGGAAAAGTTTAGGCTATCCAGCATCCGGTGCATGGACCACTGACCAAACAGCATGGTGCATGGGCTTTGTTAATTTTGCCTTAAAGTCTTCGGGCTACAAATATGTCCAAACAGCATGGGCATACGACATACGAGATAAAACTAGTAAATGGAACGCTACCAAGATTCCAAATGAACAAGCACAATGTGGAGATATTGCCCTCTGGAGTTACGGACATGTGAATTTTGTTTATCAAAAGAAGGGTGCTGGATTCTCAATGTGTGGCGGGAATCAAAGTCCAAAAAATGCAGGAAACAATCCAAATGACGGGGATGTTACCGTAAGTTGGCCAGGCGGGTGTCCTCCAAGCAACCCTACATGGATTGGAACTTTCCGTCCAGGCAGGACTTGACATAAATCTAGTTTGGTGTTATATTTAAAAAAAGGATACGAGAATGGGTGACGATACCACTAAATTTAAGAATTCCAAGCGCAGACTTAACGACGATAATGCTATTGCTAAACAGGTAAAGATTGCTAAAGTTTCCGGAGTACCATTTTTGGAGCCACATAAATTTGCCAAGCATCATGCAATGAATTGTGGTAATCCAAAATGCTATATGTGTAGCAATCCTAGAAAAGTTTGGAACGAACTAACTTTGCAAGAAAAGCGACAACATCAAAATATGGAAATTGCAAGGTTACGCCATAGTAACGGAATTTATTTAGACAAAGACGAGTAAATAAGTTAGTCTTGTAGGGGTAAACTTGCATAGCAGGTTGCAGTCGGTGAAAGGCCGATGGTCTTGGCAGAGGACACACACGCCCTAGAGATTCTGTCAACTTTTTTAGGGTTAAGGCGTTATATAATATAACGCAAGGGGAAATAAAATGAAAAAAATATTAGTAATTTTGTTACTATCATCAATAGCAATTCCAGCAATGGCACAGCATCACGGGCACGGCGGGCATCGTGGCGGACATTGGGGCTGGGCACCGTTTATCGGTGGGGCATTAGCAGGTGCTGTAATCTATGATATATACAATCGCCCGGTAGTAGTACAACAACCACCAGT